AGTTTAATTAAGCTAGCAGAAGGTACTGGTATTCATCAGAATCAAATGAAAAAGATTGTAGGAAATTTTGATTCAATGATCACTGAACTAAGTATTGAAGAAGTAGAATGCCGTAGAAAACAGAAACAAACAAAAAAACATCTAGAGATGATAACTAAGATTAACGAAGAAATAACAAATTATGAACAAATGATTACATTTGGCACTTTATTAAATGGTTGACAGACGGGAACTTTACTAATATAATAATTGAAACAACAAGGAATAATCTAAATGGCGATACAGATCGACGGTGCAAAAAGAAAAGCGAAGGCAACCAAGGCAATGAGCATGGCCACTGCTAAAGAACCTAAATGGGACAATGCAACAGCAATGTTAGGTGCCGCATATTCTAAGCACTTACACGATGCTATGTATTACTACAGCATAGAGGCTAAAACGGCTCAATACAAAAAATGGGTAATTAATTGGGTAAATGCCAGCGAGCAATGGTCTAAACATAGCAAAAGCATAGCTAAAAATTCAGACAGTCAATTTGGTAGCACTCTAGGTGGGGTGTGTCGTATGCTAATGTTAGGTATGCCTGATGTTCACCAACAATACAATGACTATTGGGAAAGCCTTGGTGGTACTACAGGAAAAGTTAAACCAGTTACAAATTATATAAACAAAGAATTAGATAGACTGTTAACCCAGGCAACTGGTATTGTTGACACAGTTGTCAGTGATAGCAAGCCCAAAGTAAACGTTCCTACAATACAAAATCGTATGAACGAGATCGCTGACAAGCACATCTTGCATTTTGAACTGTTTGAAGATCAATTAATGAATGGTGAAACTGTGTCTGATCCTAAAGCATTTGAATATCTTAAAACAGAAAACTGTCCACAAGCCTTAATTAAAAAGATTAGTGCATTTTTTGAAGTACACAGGCAAGAACTAATAGAAGCTAAAGCAGGACAAAATGAGCAACTAAAAGAAGGTTATAGTCACTATAAAGCGGCAGATTACAAGCGGTTTGAGGCGTTTTATGCTAAATTGTTTGCTGATCTAGAAGCTTATGCACAAGTCAAGAAAGCAACAAAACAGGCAAGAGTACGCAAAGCACCAGCAAAAGAAAAAGTTGTTGCTAAACTAAAATATCTCAAAGAAGATAGCAAAAGTAAATTGGTATCAGTAAATCCTGTAGACATATTAACTGCAGAAACACTGTGGATTTATAATACTAAAACTCGTAAGCTAGGAAAATATGTAGCTGATGCACATGCTAGCACACTAGGTGTTAAAGGTACTAGTATTGTGGGATTTGATCAATCCCACAGTGTACAAAAAACTCTACGTAAGCCCGAACAACAGTTAAAAGACTTTAAAGGTGCAGGAAAAATACAATTACGTAAGTTTATAGAATCAATCAAGACAACCGATACTAAACTCAACGGACGTATCAACGCAGATACTATACTCCTTAAAGTAATCTAAATTTATCCTGTTGTTCAGCATAAATACAGAATAACAGGATAAAACTAATGCCCAACGAATTACCAGAATTTATATCAAACACCTCAGGTAACCTGACTTCTACCCTGACAGTCGAACCAAAGAATCTGTATTCTAATGTTACAGGTAGTGGGGCCGGACACATAGCGTTTGACGCTAATCTACAGGCACAGTTAGATTCTGTAGCATCCGTTAGAGCTGACATCATTGACTACATACGTTTAAGATTAGGCTATGGAATGATTGATGTTGAAGCTGATCAAGAACATTTTGAGATGGGTATCAAACAGGCATTCAACAGATACAGGCAACGCAGTTCTAATGCCGTTGAAGAGAGCTACGTGTTCTTAGATGTTTACCCAGAGACACAAGAATACATACTACCTAACTACATTATTGATGTCAAACAGATATTCCGTCGTGGAATTGGATCAGTAACAGGAACAACAGCTAGCCAATTTGAACCATTCGCATCAGGATACCTAAACACTTATATGTTGGTAGCTGGACGTATTGGCGGCCTAGCTCAATATGAACTATTCACTGGATATCAAGAGTTAGCTATGAAGATGTTTGGCGGGTTTATGAATTTTACATGGAATAAGGTTACTAAAAAATTAACCATAGTGCGAAAAATTCCATGGGGTGGCATACAAGGTCCAGACATAGTAAAAGAAAGTGTATTGCTATGGACATACAACTACAAACCAGATCAAATATTACTAAATGATCCTCAAGCATTTCCGTGGATACAAGACTATGCCTATGCTCTTACATCAATCAGTATTGGACAGGCACGTGAGAAATTTGCTACAATTGCAGGCCCACAAGGCGGTACTACATTAAACGGTACAGCACTTAAACAAGAAGGCCTTGCACTACTAGATAAGCTCGACGAAGAGATCAAACTATACATAGACGGTGGGCAACCAATGTGGTGGATACAAGGTTAAAATTTAGTTGACCTTGTAGTCTATATTAGTTATAATAGTAGTTCAATCAAGGAGTTTGTATGGCATCAATAATTGGTATCTGCGGTTTTATGGGTAGTGGTAAAGACACCATTGCTGATTATCTAGTTAATATACACGGTTACAAACGCGAATCATTTGCAAATTCACTTAAAGATTCAGTAGCAGTCACATTCAATTGGGACAGAGAAATGCTGGAAGGAAGATCAAAGAAAAGCCGTGAATGGCGTGAAACTGTAGACCAATGGTGGGCGACACGACTTAATATGCCTGACCTAACTCCAAGGTGGGTGCTACAGTACTGGGGCACTGAAGTAGTTAGAAATAGCTTTCATGATGATATGTGGATTGCCAGTTTAGAACACAAATTAGCAACTTCCAAAGACGATATAGTAATCACAGACTGTCGCTTTCCTAACGAACTTGAAGCAATAAGAGAACTAGGTGGCCAAGTAATCAGAGTTAAACGCGGCTCTGAGCCAGACTGGTATGATTCTGCAATACAATATAACAAAGGTCCTAAACAAAACTTCAGTTGGGCATTAAGTAGACAGAGATTAGAAGATCAAGAGGTGCATGCTAGTGAGTACAGTTGGGTAGGTAAAAAGTTTGGGGCAACCATGCTCAATGATCACACACTTGATGATCTATATGATCAAGTTGAGGAGTTTCTTTCTGTTAATAGTCCGGAGTTAGATCGCCTTGAGTCCAACCAAGTCCTTCTTTAGCAATTTCATATTGGCAGTTAGCACAGATAGTTTTTAAATTTAGATGATGATTGTTATTTAGATTACCGTCTATATAATAGACAAATAACTGTTCTTTGTACCTTGCCTTAAAGCCACACTTTTCACATACGGGTTTTTTCTTGTACCCTGCTTTGATCCAACTGGGTTTAGGCATTGGCTTGTTAATTTTCTTCCTAATGCAACTGTCACAGCGAGACCTATAGTAGGTCTTCCCCCCACGTTTATAGTTAATTGCGCTGGGTTTTTTCCCGCAGGCCACACATAAAGATCGCTGTTGCATACAGTTATTTAGCGAACCTTTAAAAGGGCAGACTAACACCACCAAAAAAACAAAATAATCATAAATAGTTTAAAGTAACCTATATAGAGGAAAAATACCATGGCACTTATTTCACCCGGAGTACAAGTAACCGTAACTGATGAAAGTCAGTATACTCCAACAGCGGCAGGTTCAATCGCTTACTTACTTGTTGCTACGAAACAAGATAAACTTACTCCAGCAGGAACAGTTGCACCTTACACAACAGCGGCAAACGCTGGTAAAGTGTTTAATATTACTAGTCAAAGAGATCTAGTAACAAAATTTGGTTCAATTGCTTTTGAAGTGGATTCAGCTGATAATCCTCTACATGGTGATGAACGTAACGAATACGGTATGTTGGCAGCCTACAGCGCACTTGGTGTATCTAATCAAATGTACATACAACGTGCCAACGTTGACTTAGCACAATTAGAAGGCACAAGCATTCGTCCAACTGGTGAACCAGCTGATGCGACATATTGGTTAGATATAAGCACTAGTGGTACTGAATGGGGTATCTATAGATTTGGTTCAGACGGAAACGCTTTTGTTAAATCAACTCCAAGAATTATATCAAACACTGCACAAGTAATTGGTACAGTTCCAATTAGCTCAGTAGGGTCCATTGGTGAATATGCTGTAGTTACTACAAGTTCTTCAAATCCAGTATACTACAAAGGTTACGACAATACTTGGGCATTAGTTGGTAGTGATGATTGGAAAGACAGAGTTCCGACTATAACAGGTAGCATTGCTAACCCAGCTAACTTGGCCATTGGTCAAACAATGAGGATTAACGCTTCAAATATTACATTAACAGGTAGTACAGTCACAGTTGCAGCCAGTGATATTAATACAGCATCTATTACAGGTGTTAGTGCTAGAGCAAATGCGTCAGGACAACTTGAACTTTTTGCTGATAGCCTAGCTACAAGTGATGGAGCAACAGCAGACGGCCAATTAAGAATTGAAATTGGTGGAACAAACGGTATTCCTGGAACAGATTGTTCCATTAGATTAGGTCTATGGACAGCATATGATTCCGGTAATCTTAAAACAGTGCTTGGACCAACAGTAGCGTTTGATACATATCGAAATGTTCCGGCATGGAGAGTAACAGACACAAACCCACGCCCAGCTGGATCAGTCTGGTTTAAAACATCAGCGACAGGTACTGGTGCTAATTGGGGTATTAAACAATACAGCACGACTACAGAAACTTGGAGCTTACTAACTGCTCCGTTATATGCAGACGACAATGCCGCCATATATGGACTAAGTCCAGTAGCAGGCGGTGGTGACTTAGTCGCAGGGTCTGTTTATGTAAAATATGATACATTAGGCACAACAACCGGTACATTTAAACTATATCGCAAATTTGTAGCTGGCATATTAAAAATTACAGGTACAGCGGCTGGCGGAAGTGAGACATACACCATTGGTAATTCGTTTACTATGGAAGTATCAGTACCAGGATCAGCATCAACACAATCAGCAACAGTAACATTAACTGGAACCACAGCAACTTCAATGGTAGCAGACATACTTTCTGCAAACTTGCCAAATATTGTTGCCGCAATTGAAAGCAGTGGTGCTATTAGTATTAGTCATCTAGCTGGTGGTACTATTAAACTTACGTATGTTACCGGTACTCCAATAACAACAGCAGGTCTACTTTCTGACAATAATATACAAATTATATCAGGAGGAAGTGTATACCTTGCTAGTCCGTTTAGAGCACTAACATATACATACTCTACAACTGCTCCTTACAGCAATCCGGGTGATGGAACATATTGGTATTACAATTCAGCATTAGCTGTTGACATCATGATCCAGAGTGGCTCAGGTTGGAAAGGCTATCAGAACATAACCAATGACTCACGTGGATATGACTTGACACTTACAGATCCAAACGGTCCTATACTAAGTGCAACACAACCCACATACCAAGCAGACGGAACTAGTCCAGTGGTAGCGGGTGATTTATGGGTTTCTACAGGTGATTTAGAAAACTATCCTAAAATTTATAGATACAATGGATCAATATGGGAACTGATAGACAATACTGATCAAGTAACTACGGACGGTATCCTATTTGCGGATGCACGTTGGGACACAGACGGAAATAAAAATCCAGTCACTGATGATCTAGTAGCTATCTCTACATTAGGAACTAGTGATTACATTGACGATGACTGTCCTGACTATAGATTATATGCTCGCGGAACACTACTATGGAACACACGTAGAAGTGGATACAATGTTAAACGATTTGAAAGCACATGGTTCTCTAATCCAGCTAGTTTCTCTGGTGCAGTAGTTCCAACAATCAAAGCATCTTGGGTAAGCTCAAGCGGCAATGATGCAGATGGCGTTCCGTATTTTGGACACAAAGCACAGCGTAATATTGTTGTTGAAGCTATGAAGTCAGCAATCGCATCAAGCACAGCGTTACGTGAAGAAAATACACAGTTTAATATCATTGCTTGCCCTGGATATCCAGAACTAATGCAAAACATGATTACATTGAACAATGATCGTAAGCAGACAGCATTTATCATTGGTGATTCACCATTGACATTGAATGTAAGTAACATACAGGCATGGATACAGAATACTAACCTAGCACAAGACAACGGTGAAGATGGCTTGGTAAGTTCGAGTGAATACCTAGGTGTTTACTATCCATCTGGTTTTGCAACAGACTTAGCAGGCGAAAGTGTTGTTGTTCCTCCAAGTCATATGATGTTGCGTACAATGATACGTTCAGACAATGTTAGCTATCCTTGGTTTGCACCAGCTGGTGTACGCCGTGGCTTAATTGACAATGCTACAAGTATCGGTTATATTGATGTTGCAGATGCTAACACATTCAAGTCGATTGGTGTAACTGTTGGCGTTCGTGATGTGTTGTATGCTGACAGAGTTAACCCATTAACAGTACTTCCAGGTGTCGGATTAGTGGCATATGGTCAGAAAACTAGAGCCGCTACAACATCAGCATTGGATAGGATTAATGTATCAAGACTAACTGCTTATCTAAGATTGGTCTTAGACAAAGTTGCTCGTCCGTTCATATTTGAACCAAATGATACAATTACACGTAACCAAGTTAAATCAGCATTTGAAAGTGTATTAAACGATCTAGTTGCTAAACGTGGTTTATACGATTACCTAGTAGTATGTGATACTTCAAACAACACACCAGATCGTATTGATCGAAATGAATTGTATGTTGACATCGCTATTAAACCAGTTAAAGCAATTGAGTTTGTTTACATCCCAGTAAGGATTGTTAACACTGGTGCTAGCTTAACAACAACTTAATATGCGTAGTTAATAGGAGAGGAAACTCTCCTATTCCTCAACGCAAAAACAGGTAAATACTATAAAGCATTAAAAGAAGCATTAAAAGGACAATAAAATGGCAACAGCATCATTAAGTAAATTTACAGTACCGTTAAGTACTAACCAAAGTGCAACAAGTCAAGGCTTGTTGATGCCTAAACTAAAGTTCCGCTTTCGCGTAACTTTTGAGAATTTTGGGGTTAGTCAACCGTCAACTGAATTAACAAAACAAGTTATTGACTTTACTCGACCAAAACTAAGTTTTGAAGAAATGATTATTCCAATTTACAACAGTAAAGTTTATCTAGCTGGTAAACCAACTTGGGAAACTGTGGTTTGTACCTTGCGTGATGACGCAGGTGGCGAAGTTACTAAACGTGTTGGTGAACAACTACAGAAACAATTTGACTTTATGGAACAAGCATCAGCAAGTTCTGGAATTGATTACAAATTCCTTACACGATTTGAAGTGCTTGATGGTGGTAATGGCGTGCATGAAGCAACAGTTCTTGAAACTTGGGAACTATATGGTTGCTATCTATCAAATACTGATTACGCAGATGCTAACTATGCAACTAATGAACCAATGACAGTTGCAGTGACTATACGTTATGATAATGCTATCCAAACACCACTTGAAACAGGTATTGGTACATTAGTAGGTAGAACATTAGGTACTACAATTACTGGTTAATACAGACGAAAAATAAAATAAACTAGCCCAGCTTAAAAACCTGGGCTTTTTTTTCGGATAAATACTGTATAATTGGAGTACAACGATGGCAGGGTTCTTTAATCAGTTCTTAAAACAAGTAGGCACAGGCGATGAAATACATGACTGGCAACATGCCTCACGTACTTTCATTGATAGCTTATATAGACTAAGTCCTAAGATTGGTACAGTATACCATGTCTTTATGGACCTAAATCCAATGGTAGCACAGATAGATCAAAACAGTCAAATTGAAATAGGTATGATGGCCAAGAGTGTAGCATTACCTAAATTTTCAATATCAACAAAAACTTATAATGCGTACAATCGTAAAAACATAGCACAAGAAAAGATTAACTATGATCCGTTGAATATTACATTCCATGATGATTCAGCTGATGTGGTGCGTGACTTTTGGTATGGATATTATTCCTACTACTATAGAGACGCTGACCACCAAGAACCTATATATAATCAAGATCACAAATATAAGAAAAGACAAGAACAAGGGTGGGGTTTTACACCACTAGGTGGCCAAGGACAACAAAACTATATTAATGCTATACGTATCTATAGTTTACATCAAAAGAACTTTAGCTCATACACTTTAATTAGACCAACGATACAATCTTTCCAACACGGGCAACATACATCAGGTGAGTATGCTCCAATGGAACATAATATGACAGTGGCGTACGAAGCAGTACAGTATGCAACTGGCCCAGTAAGTGAAGGGACAGTATTAGGATTTAATACTATACATTATGATCATAGTCCTAGCCCACTAACTTCGCTTGGTGGTGGAACAACTAGTATATTAGGCCCAGGCGGATTAGTTGAAGGTGCTGGAGACTTCATCACTAATTTACAAGACGGCAACTTTGTCGGTGCCGCATTAGGTGGATTCCGCACAGCTCAAAATTTTAAAAATACCAATCTTAAAACAGTAGCTGGTGCTGAATTAGCACAGTTAGGTAAAAATATATTGTCCGGCCAAAACCCATTGAGTTCGGTCTTTGTTCCAACTTCAGGATCAATTAATAGGGGAATTGCTACAGCAATCGGTGCGCTACCCGGCGGTAATAATTCCGGAACAAACATAAATTCTCAGAACGCAAACATTCCGTCAAGCAACCAAGGAAGTATTTTTATCTAGGATAACTTATGGCTAACACCGGAAATCTTCCACCAAAAACTAATATAAATTCTACTACGGAATTCTTTAACAATTATTTCAATGATAGGTTTACTACCAGCCCAAATATCAATGATGCTGTTGTTGGATATTTCCAATCGGTGACTGGTAATAAAGCGTCTGGAATAACATTAGCATCTACGGTAATATATACAGCATTAAGTCAAGGATTAGACCCAATGAGTCTAATAGACGAGTTTAAAAAGTTACCAGCGGGTCGACGAACAACAGTAAACACCCCAATTGATGCAAGCACAGTAAATACTTTGTATACAACCTACGATGACATAGTAGCAAACATACAATTGTATTCATCAGGACAACTATTTTACATATTATCGTTGAACATATTTTATCAGGCATATAGAGATCTTGATCAGGAGTTAGCAGTAAGAACTGCTTCAGGATATTCTGTGGAAAGAGTGGCGTTAGGACAGGGGCAGTATGCCTATAACTATTTCTACGTGTCTTACACTGAAGAATCAGATGAGCTCACACCGTATCTAACTATGTTACTGAATCAAAATAGGGTTAACACCAGCCTATTAGGTATTAGCAACACTCCACCAGTGGACAAGTACGTCCAACGCAGTATTCTAGCATAGTATATTATGGCTAAGTATGCGTCAGGAAAATACACAATAAAGAATCCAGAGAAGTACATGGGGAAACGCACTCCTACTTATAGAAGTAGTTGGGAGTTTACTTTTATGAGCTTCTGTGATAACAATCCTGCTGTAATAAATTGGTCCAGCGAAGGTATAAGGATACCCTACTTCAATCCAGTCAGTGGAAAAAATACAGTATACGTGCCAGACTTTTTAGTGATTTATGTAGATGCAAATCAACGCAAGCATTCTGAATTAATAGAAATAAAACCAAGCACCGAAACAACCATGGAAGCCGCTAAGTCATATAGAGACAAATTAAGTGTTGCTATGAACATGGCCAAGTGGGCCGCGGCCGACAGTTGGGCTAAAGCCAACGGAATACGATTTAGAGTTGTTACCGAATACGACATATTCAAAAATCAGAAGCGGTAAATACGTTTACTATGACACAAAAACTTGAAGAATTATTTAACATATCTCCAGCAGAGGAAAATACGGAAAACAATGACACCGATAGCACTGCTGAGACTCCCCCATCAATAGAATCTCAACGTGCTGTAATTAAAGACATGGACGATGCCATTGACAAGATTGATGCCGCCCTGCCATTTGTTAATGATTTAGACATCAGTGACAAAGAGTTAGATGATCTAAGCGATCTTGCTAAAGAAAAATTCCAAGACTTAATTGATCTAGGAATGAACGTTGAAGCACGCTTTTCAGGACACATATTAGCCACAGCAGGAACGTTGCTAGGGCATGCTATTACAGCTAAACAAGCCAAGTTAGATAAGAAGCTCCGTATGATAGATTTACAGCTTAAAAAGGCCCGTTTAGACCAACAAAACACCAAAAATGACGGCGAAAAGTTAATAGATGCCGCCGATGGTCATGCTATTATACTAGACCGCAACGAACTGTTAAAACAGATCTTAGGTGAAAAACCCAAAGATTAATTTGTCCTAACAAGATAAATAACAAATATAGGAAACAAATTTATGAAAACATTTTTAAAATATCTAGCTGAAAATCAACATACGTACGAGTTTCGTATCAAGATAGCAAACGACGATCCGACAGATAAAATGGATAAGTTAGAGAACGCACTGAACACATACGGCTTAGAAAGCCTTAGCAAACCAAAACGTCTACCATTAAAAGAGGGAGATATTGATTTTCCTAATCATGGTACTGTGGAACTATATCTAATGGATGCTGTTCTAACATATCCGTGTAATGACGAACAAGTTCGATCAGTGGTAGCTGAACGTGCTAATATTGCCAAAGCAAACATTAAAGTTGTTCCAAAAAACCATCCAGAAGAGATTTGGCGCTGGAACGAAAGTGGTGAAAGTGAACTACACGAATATAAGAAAGGTGAATCAGTGCTAGACAAGCCTTATGCAGACAATCCAGATGCAACTAAAGCTGGAAAAGAGTACGCTAATGCAGATAGCATCCTTAAAGAATTAAATCAACCAAAGATTGAGATAGCAGGTAGTGATGATATTCCAGAAGGCAACGACGGAAAAACAACTAACGAGTTACCACAAGGCAATGATAGCCCTGTAGGTAGCAAGCAAAATAAAATACCAAAAGCATAAGGGCAAGTTATGAGTAATAACATATATGACATATTAGGAAAACTTGACAGGGTAACACCTAGTCCAGAACCTGTGTCTGAAACAATATATGAAAGTGTAGACCCTCAAGGTGACATTGATGCATCAGTTACCGTCCTGACAGAAAAATATCAATCTTTTAAAGAAGCAACAAGAAAAAAAGCTAAAAATCCAGTGAGAGACACACCCGATGATATAGATTTATCCAGAGGTGAGCCTGATGTTGTTAAGTTAGTAAATAAAGCAAGGCTTGAAAGACCTGCCGCACAGAGTGATGCAGAAGCATTAGCTTATCAGATGGTTAAAACAAATAAAGAGCTTGAAAAAACAACAGCAGAGTTAGAAAAAACAACGGCCGTTAATGACAAGCAAGAAAAAGAAATAGATGCATTGTCTGCTAAAATCACAACCAAAGCGGCCAATGACGAGCCGGAACCTAAAACTCCAGCACCAGCGGCACAATCTCCAGAACCCAAAGCATCATCAATCAATGTAGTACAGATGCCTGGCACAGCACCAGCAGAAGTTCCTGCACAAGCACAAGCTCCAGCACAAGCTCCTGCACAAGCACAAGCTCCTGCACAAGCACAAGGAAGAACTAAGGCAAAGACATATAAAAAAGTTACTGGCAAGAAAGCAACCATTGGTACTCCTGTGGCTACTACAAACATTGATGGCACAGAACCAGTAGATCAAATGGCACAAGCAAGACAAGCAAGAGCTAAAAAACAACAAGCCGCAAATGATGCCAATTACGATCCTACTACGCAGGCTCCAATAGATATAGCAGTTGGGCAAAATGAAAGTAAGAATTTATTTAACATGTTAAGAGAATATAAAGAGGGTGACCCTATGTTGGGCATCTATAATTATAATGATATGTTAGCAAAATTTAAGTCCGGACAAGCTCGACTCAATTTACAGTTTGCACAAAACAAAAATATTACTTTATATGACTATCAGATGTATGGGCTATTAGCGGAATTAGGTAGCGACCAAAATCAAGAACGTAAAGTGCAACGCATTGAAGAGGTAATGTCTAACCTAGATAATGTAATTGAACTATTAGGTTCCCCAAAAGTAAAAAAATATATTGCAATGTTTCCAAACTTTGTTAAGAAAAGCCCAATATTTAAACAACGTACACGTGACATTGAAAAAAACAAGTTTCAACTAGAACCAACAACCAAAGCCGATCCGGGTGAAATGCCTCGACAATCAGAAGAACATTTAGGAAATGATATTATGCAAGAAAATACCAAAAGTAACAGCATCTTAGAAGGTATCCGCCAAGTTGAAGAAGGCAAGGAACTTAAAAATAAGACTGAATTTGACGATGTTGCTAAAACCGGTGATTACTATATCACATCAAAAGGACATAAAGTCACAAAGACCAAACAAGGTATTAAGCATGATAGAAATTACCAAGACGATAAAGAAAAAGATGAAGTTGACGAAAGTATTGAGTTTGGTGATACCATTGAAAATTCTAAAGCAGAATTAAATAATGCTGAAAAATTAGTAGTAAAAGAATCCAATGAATTACGTAATCATCCTATCTACACCAACGAAGAAGCATGGGATCACTACCAAAAAGAATTATCAGAACAAGAAAATGAAGTAGTTGTTGACATCAATGATGAGTTAACTGAGATCGCCAAACTAGCGGGACTAGCAGAAAAAGTTACAGTTGGTGGCAATGAAGTTAAAGGACTTTGGAACGATTGGACAGGAAAAGATGAAACAGGAACATGTGAATCGTGTGGTTGCGAAACATGTGAGTGTGATGTAAACGAAGGATTTGACCCAGAATCACTTAGCGGTGAAATGGATTGGGAATTTACAGGTGATGACGGTGAACCAGGCTATGGTAGTATTAGCTATCAAGCAAACGTAGTAGACGGTCAACCAGTCATTGATCCACTATCACTTCGAGCACACTGTAAGGGTGATGGCAACAACAAACTAACTGACGAATGGTGTGCTGAAATGGTTGCACCAGGCGGCAGTGAACATGATGCCGCAATGGAAGCCGCACACGAAGATGCCACTGAAGCTTGGCAAGAACGTGATGTTGATGTACCAATGGACGAAGAAACACATTTAGAAGAAGGCCCTACACGTAAAGATTTCCAAATGGTAGCTGACTTACTTAAAAACATCGAAGATGAAACTAAGAAAGTAGAACTTGCTAACCATCACGCAGACATGTTTGCTAAACAAAATCCACGCTTTGATAGAGCAAGATTTTTATCAGCAGTTGGACTAAATGAAGAACAAGTTGCAGAAGCTTGCGGCAAAGACCATAAAAAAATGGCTCAGGAAGATACTGTAGAAGAAGGCAACGAGTTTACTAAAGCAAGACTAGATGCTATTAAAGCAGGTAAAGATTCATTTACTGTTGATGGTAAAACATACTCAGTGTCTGGTGACACAGCACAGGAGAAAAATATGAACGAAGATATCAATGTCAGCATTACTGCTAATGGAGAACAAGATGCACTTAATTTACTTCGTAAACTATCTGGCATGCCAGAAGTTACTGGTGTTGCTATACCAGTAGGTGAAGAGGACGATTTAAGCCCAGTAGGCAGTACAGAAACTTGTGACATTTGTGGGTGTGAACCATGCGGGTGTGAACAAGTAGAAGAAGAACGCGATATTGAATACACTAACACTCCACATGAAGAAACAGCGCCAGTAAGTGCTGTAACATCAGCCGCTGGCGGTGGACTTGGTGGACCTAAAAAACAATATCCGTTAGCCGCTAATCGTGGTGCTAACCCTATAGAAGAAGATCTATGGTCAGCATACGAAAGCATGGTTGACGAAGTTAAAAAAGTCTAAGATGAAAATTAAGGAAGTTATTGTTGAAGACAATAAACGAGCCGATTTTTCAAATTTAGAAGCAGACCAACAAGCTAGTATCAGAAGTGCTATTAGCCTGCCTGGCATTAGTATAAATCATCCCAATGGCAGTCCATACACAGCTTACCGCTTTGGATTAGCTATGGCCGGAGCTCCAGACTTCCCTACAAAAGCCGCAGGCGCAATTGCAGGTGACCCTTTGTTATCATGTTACACTGATCAAGAATTAGAGATCATTAACAGTGCCGCCAAGATGGTAGGTGCTGGCAAGGTTAAAAGATTATCATCTAATCGCAGTGAAGAACTAAGTAATACTAACAAGCAGAGCCCAATGCCTGCTAAGAGGAAAAATAAATATGGCGTCTAAACAATATGTAGTTCGCACACAAGACTACACCAACGAAGGAATTGATGATGCAGTCCTAGACGACGCTGATCCGATACACGAGATCAAACGCCTTGCTGGGTTAGGCAATAACAATATAGGAACGTTACAGGAATACACAGGACCTGATAGTGTTAGCACAGAAGGTAGCAATCCTAGCATCACCGCCAACGAAAAAATAAAATATCAACAAGAAAACGACATCAAACCTGGCACTCCTGAATGGTTTAGACTTTGGTTTTCCTTGCCAAAATTTATGGGCGGAGAGACTCCTTGGTAAGTTAAACTTATTAAAACCTTTGCTAACAGATAAATAACTATGTGTTAGAAAACAAATATACTTCCTATTATAATAGTATCATCAACAAAGCTAAAAATCGTCTGACGGATGGGTATTATGAAACTCATCATATTGTTCCTAAATCATTAGGCGGTAGTAATCTTAAAGAAAATCTTGTCAATTTAACAGCCAGAGAGCATTTTATTTGTCATCTTCTCCTTACAAAAATGTACGAAGGTAATGCTAAAAAGAAAATGGTATATGCCGCCTGGGCTATGGCAACTTTAGAAAACAATAATCAACAAAGATATAAAATAACATCAAAAATATATGAATCTTTGCGTATCAAATATGCTACTTTAAGATCAAAATCACTCAAAGGTAAACCTGGCAGAAAGCACTCAAAAGAAACTAAAATTAAATTATCTTTAGCTCATATGGGTAAGAAAAGAAAACCAATGAGTGAAGAATCTAAAAGAAAACTATCTGAATCTATGAAAGGTAAAAATATAGGAAAAAAACGCACAGAAGAACAACGTATAAAACAATCTTTAAGACAACTTGGAAGGAAAGGTAATCCTCATTCTAAAGAAACAAAAGAGAAATTAAGATTGGCTAATTTAGGAAAAAAGAAAGGGCCTGATAGTGTAGAAACGAAATTAAAAAAATCAACAGCATTAAAAGGTAGAATTAAATCACCTGAACATATTGCAAAACAAAGACAATCACTACTCAGATACTACTCAAATAAGAAACAGATGGTTAAATAATACTATGGCTACAGCTAGAGGTACAGATTCCGTATTAGTAAAAAAACCTCATCAGAGGGAATCCTTTACGGAAAAACAATTACAAGAGTTTGCTAAATGTGCAAATCCTGTAACAGGTCCTGAATATTTCATGAGTAATTACTTTTATATACAGCACCCTACCAAAGGACGAATGTTGTATAAACCTTTTGAATACCAAAAGCGATTGATACACTCATACCACAATTACAGATTCAGCATATCCTTAATGCCCAGACAAACAGGGAAGTCCACTTCAGCCGCGGGCTACTTGCTATGGTACGCTATGTTTGTCCCTGACTCAACTATCCTAATCGCCGCACACAAATATACAGGCTCGCAAGAGATCATGCAACGTATACGATACACATATGAGTCAGTTCCAGACTTCATACGTGCTGGTGCAGTTAGTTACAACAAAGGTAGTATAGACTTTGACAACGGCAGTCGTATAGTAAGTGCTACAACAACTGAAAACACTGGACGGGGTATGAGTATATCGCTACTGTACGCAGATGAGTTTGCGTTTGTCCGCCCTACCATAGGCCGTGAGTTTTGGACGTCAATATCACCTACATTAGCAACTGGCGGTAAGTGTATTATTACATCAACTCCTAACAGTGATGAAGACCAATTTGCCACATTGTGGAAAGGTGCCAACAAGTGCTTTGATGCAAGTGGTAACGAAACAGAATTAGGCATCAATGGGTTTAAAGCATTCCGCAGTTATTGGAACGAGCATCCAGATCGTGATGAAGCATGGGCTATAGAGACTCGAGCACAATTAGGTGATGAACGATTCCGTAGAGAAATGGATTGTGAATTTATCATCTGGGATGAAACATTAATTAATCCTGGTTACTTAATTGAGTTAGATGGAAAAGATCCAACTGAAAGGCAAGGACAGGTACGGTGGTACAAGCGTCCAGATCCCACACAAACGTATTTGGTTGCATTAGACCCGAGCCTTGGCACAGGGGGCGATCCTAGCGCCATACAGGTCTTTGAAGTTCCTAGCTTCGTACAAGTTGCAGAATGGCGAGACAATAGAACACCAGTGCAACAACAGATAGGTATATTGTTAGAGATCACAAAATACCTAGCAGAGACCGTGCCAGTGAACAGCATCTATTATAGCTTAGAAAATAATACTTTGGGTGAAGCCGCGTTAATTAGTGTGTCAGAAATCGGCGAAGAGAACATAAAAGGCACGTTCCTGAGCGAACCCGCCAGGGCAGGGAATACTCGCAGGTATCGAAAAGGATTTAACACATCAAACAAACCAAAAATTACCGCTTGTGCTAAACTTAAGAGCCTGATTGAAAGCAAACGCATGACCATAAACAGCAAGCCGCTAATATCAGAACTTAAAACGTTTGTGGCCAGCGGTAGCGGATTTGCGGCCAAACCCGGCGAAACTGATGACTTGGTAATGAGCCTCGTGTTGATAGTGCGAATGGCCATGCTGTTACAAACGTATGACGCTAATTTAGACAACGCGATGAAAGATGGTCATGACGATTTTGTAGAACCCATGCCATTTATAATGTTGTAGATAAATACTATTATGAGAGAAATTAACAAAATTGCAGAAGGACTGTTTGAAAAAATCCGTGATAGATTTGAGGAAGTAAGTCTTGGTGACGAAAACGCTAAAGCCACACAAAACCCCGAAGATGCACGATTTTTTAACTTTGATTACACAGTAGACGGACACAACCACGGCAACATCACAATGAGTCTCATTGATGAAACTAGCCTAAAGATATATTTTAGTAAAAATATCAGTGACGACCTTGACGAAGACCATAAAAAAGACTGGTACACGTTTTTAAGAGAGCTTCGCGAGTTTGCCCGTAGAAATCTATTGAGCTTTGAACCACGCGACATAACACGAAGCACGCTAAAACATCGAGACATCCAGCAACAGAGCAAGGCTGACAACACCTACAGCGCAGACGATGTTGTATCCGAAGGCAAAATGTACGGCACAAAGAACCGTAGCTATGAGAGCTTTGGTCCAGTGCGCATCAAATTACAGCATAGCAAACCCATCGTCGATGAAGTCCATGGCTCCCGTAGCCGCAACATCGACTCGGTGTTCATCGAAAATGTAGAAGGCGAAAGATTTAAACTTCCGTTCAATAACCTAACAGGTGCACGTGCCATGGCACGACATGTTTCGGCTGGTGGCATTCCCACTGATGAGTTAGGCCAGCATATAACTGAAATGGTTGGAGAAATGATGACATTACGCCCTTTCGTCCGCGGGATGTCACGCAGAACATTTGAGGACACTGTCACTCTAGAGATGGTAGAATCAGCGTTTGGATATCACGGCCTGCTTAAAAATACCCTAAAGAAAATGAAGGGCAAGCGTGGCTACACAGAATTTAAAGAGAACTATACACCTGCTCTGGTAGAAGATGAAGCGGATATAGCAGATCTAAAAGAATTGTTTGTCAAGAAAACACTTGACGAGCGCATTGAACAAGCACTACCACTCGTACATAAGGCACACACGATCATGAGAGAAAACAACAACCCGTTTGCACAACAATTTGAATCCTGGGCACAAAGAGTATCAGAAGGTACTTGGGCGATCCCAGAAACAGAAGAAAACATTGCAAAACTTAACGAATTACTTAAAAAACCATTGCCAGCAGGCGTAGATGGTGCTAATGCTACTGGTGCGTTAGGTGACCTCATTGGTGACGATGTGCTATGGGACAACATTGGCGATCTAGGAGATATAGATCCAGAAGCAGACACTAGAGGCCTGATTGTACAATGGGTTGATGACAACATGCCAGAAATCATGGACCAATTGAAAGGTAAATCAGGATTTGTACAAATGGATGAAGCTACAGATGATGATTATTCAGTACATGTTGGTGCAAAAGATGGATTAGAGATATTTAAAAACAATGAGCCACAGTATTGTATGAACTGCCATAATCTAAGTCATATGTATGCTGAGATTGCAGATCCAGAAAATCCAACAGATGGATTACCTGAAGGTGAAGCAGAAGTAGTATGTCCAAATTGCAAAAGCCCATCTTATTTTATTGCTACAGAAAAAGAGATCGAAACATACGGCCCGCCAAAAGATAATATTGAGTTAGATGAAGCAACAGATGATGACTACGATGCACAAGCAGATCAAGATGCTATGGACTATGAAGCTGACATCAATTTAGGTGATAATGACGATCAGGCTGATGCAGTATACGATGCTATCCTTCGACGTTTTCAAGGCAATCTAGATCTAGTTATCAAAGTAGGTGGTCCTCGAGAAACAATGGCCGCTATCCAGGATTACGTTGACAGCGAAGATTGGAGTGATCTACAAGAGATTGGTTCCAGTGATGTAAGTGCTTGGGTTGATAATATTGTTAAACAACATTCAACCCCTGACAATTTAGAAAGACTCAAACGCCTAAGTGGAATGGAAGTAAAAGAAGGCAGAATGAAAGAACTACATTATGATTTGGAAAATGCATCAGACGAAGAGTTTGAAAAAAATTGGAAATCTAAAAAATCAGATTGGCAAGAAGTTAAAACACCAGGACTAGCAAAAGACCCAAACAAACCAGCATACATCGGCAAAATGAAAATGCACGAAGAGAAACCAGTATACGAAGCACACGAAAAATTAGAAAAACTAGTAGGACAGCGAGTATATGTTAAGAATAAAGGACAAACAGGTACAGTGGATCAAGTGTCTACTACTCATAGCAACGCCTTAGTAGTTGATATGGATAATGGACAGACTACGGTATCACACTTTACTGATTTAACCAGTGAAGATGAAAAACCTAGCACACTCACAAGATATCTTGACATGCTGAAAGACGTATTAGATTTACATGGGCGTGGAGCAGTACATAAGAAAGGCTTACCAGCAAAATCATATGACGCAATGGAAGAATCAACAAACGAAACAGAATATCAATTATGGTGGAACGGCGAAGAAATTGATTCTTTTGCCAGTAAAGAAGAAGCTGTAGCAATGCAAAAAGAATATGAAATGGCTTATAAAGGTGGCGTTTCAATTAAAAAAGCAAAAGTAAAAGTAGAAGAAGCTAGTGACACACACTGTTCAGATAAATGCTGTGGTAGTGATGTAAAAGCAGAAGATTGTGGCTGCCCACCAGATTGCCCGCACTGTAATTGTAACGCTAAACTAGATGAAGCAGAAAAATACACACAAGATGACGTCAACGCCGCAATTAAAATAGCAAACAGTTCAACAGGTAACATGACAGATGCTGTTGACAGGATTGAATCAATCGAAGATGGATTGTCTGACCAGCCTCAAGTAGCAGATGCACTTAAAAAGGCAAACGAAAGTGTACAAGAAATGACATCACTTAAGAGATTATCGGGAATTAACTAGAGCGTAGTTAGTATTATGGGAAGGCACTTTTTTAGGTGCCTTTCTTTTTGGCTAAATTGATTTAAAATATTATATAATACCAGTTGCAGACTAAATAATAGTAGCGTATAATACAAGAGTGTTATACGTTTTATAGACACATCATGGCAAACAATGACAAACATATAGGAGAAACATCATGGCAACATCATTAGCCGAAATTAGAGCAAAGTTACAAGCAACAGAAAATCGCGGTACAGGCGGCAATTCACAAGGTGGTGGCGATAACGCTATCTACGCACACTGGAACATCCAAGAAGGTCAAACAGCAAGAATAAGGTTTCTACCTGACGCAAACAAAGATAACACATTCTTTTGGGTTGAGAGAAACATGATCAACTTAGCTTTTGCCGGCATCAAAGGGCAAGGCGACAGTAGACCTGTAACTGTACAAATACCGTGTATTGAAATGTGGGGAGAATCATGCCCAATCTTGGCAGAAGTAAGAACATGGTTTAAAGATCCATCATTGGAAGACATGGGCCGTAAGTATTGGAAAAAGAAATCATATCTATTCCAAGGCTTTGTTAAAGAAAATCCAATCACGGACGACAAAACACCGGAAAATCCAATCCGTAGATTTATCATTAGTCCACAAATCTTTAACTTAATTAAATCAGCTTTGTTAGATCCAGAACTAGAAAACTTACCAACAGACTATCAAGGTGGTTTAGACTTTATTGTTACTAAAACATCAAAAGGCGGTTATGCTGATTATTCTACTTCAAAATGGTCACGTAAAGAATCAGCACTAGACGCGGCAGATTCAGCGGCTATCGAACAATTTGGTCTTCACAACCTAGCTGACTTTCTTCCTAAGAGACCAAGCGAAGTTGAACAAAAAGTAATGAAAGAAATGTTTGAAGCATCAGTAGATGGGCAAGCATATGATGCAGAACGTTGGGGTAATTACTACAAGCCAAGAGGCCAGTTTAATGCTCCTGCGACAGCAACACCAAATGCGTCTGCAGAAGTTGCGGCAACACCAGCACCAGCAGTAGTGGCCCCTGTAGCTGAAACTGTAGTGGCTCCTGTAGCCGAAGCAGTACTAGCTCCTACAGCACCGATCGAAACACCAGCTAGCGGTGGACAGCGTGCAGAAGACATTCTAGCGATGATTCGCAATCGACAGAAAACATCTTAATAAGTAAAGGTGAAGGGTAGGGGTTACTCCCTACCTCTAACTTCAATGAGGACAAATTATGGCAAAACCATTTGATATATCGAAATTTAGGAAGTCAATTACCAAAAGCATTGAAGGGTTAGGTATTGGCTTTAACGACCCAACAGATTGGGTTTCAACAGGTAACTACACATTAAACTATTTAATCAGTGGAGACTTTAACAAGGGTATTCCGCTAGGTAAAGTAACAGTGTTCGCCGGCGAATCAGGTGCAGGCAAGAGTTACATCTGTTCAGGAAACATTGTTAAGCACGCACAAGAGCAGGGAATATATCCTATCTTGATTGATACAGAAAATGCTCTTGATGAGAAATGGTTGATAGCACTAGGAGTTGACACCTCAGAAGACAAGTTGCTGAAACTTAACATGGCCATGATCGACGATGTTGCTAAAACAATATCAGAGTTTATGAAAGAGTATAAACTAATGCCAGATGAACAAAAGCCAAAGGTATTATTTGTCATCGATTCGTTAGGCATGATGTTAACACCTACAGATGTTAACCAATTTGAAGCAGGCGACATGAAAGGTGACATGGGTCGTAAGCCTAAAGCACTAACCTCATTGGTGCGTAACACTGTTAACATGTTTGGTAGTCATAATGTGGGCATGGTATGTACAAATCACACATACGCCTCACAAGACATGTTTGATCCAGATGATAAGATATCAGGTGGACAAGGTTTTATCTACGCATCAAGTATTGTTGTTGCAATGAAAAAACTTAAACTAAAAGAAGATGAGGATGGTAACAAGATATCAGAAGTTAAAGGTATCCGTGCTTCATGTAAGATTATGAAAACACGATATAACAAACCGTTTGAGTCAGTACAAGTTAAGATCCCATACGAAACTGGAATGAGTCCATATTCAGGACTTACTAACATGCTTGAAAACAAAAAACTGTTAGGTAAAGAAGGCAACAGTCTTGTTTATACAACAGCAGATGGAACTGTTATTAAGAAATTCCGCAAGGGTTGGGAAGCCAACGATGATGGTTGTTTAGATGTTGCAATGAAAGAAATTAGTTCTAGCCTAAAAAGACTAAGTACAGATGTTGAAGAACCTGCACAAGAAACAGTACCAATGGTTGAAGTAACAGCAGGTGCTACCGAAACACATATTGAGGAAAACGCAGAATGACAATAGATGTTGATAGCCTTAGTGACTTATGGATAACTGTTAAGGAATACATTCCTAGCAAAGATAGACAAACAGCCGCAGACCATGTTGTTAGTGTGGTTGCTGATAGTGGACTTAGCGAAGATGATCTTAAAGCATTTGGTGGGACGGATGCATATCTGACCAGAGCAGTAAGAGATGTTCTGGGTGAAGAAGAAGTTCCTGAAGAAGAAGATGATGTTTATGGAAGTGATGACTATTAATGTGGTATAGTCGAGTAGTTGCTAGTTTAGGCTCAATTCCTGACATGATTCTCTTTTACGAAGGAGAGTTAGATGATGCTAAACGAGAGATCGCTATACATGGCAATATAGAAAAATCATTGGCACAACTGCCAGGCATTACCGAACATCGATTTAATCAACTACAAGAAATTGAAGCAGTTTTAAATTTTCTCAACATCCAACTGAGAAAACTTAGACGCAAATACTTCCAAAAGTATCTTGAAGCCTACAACAGAGCATTAACGTCGAGAGACGCAGAAAAATATGTAGACGGAGAGGACGAAGTAATTGATTTTGAAACTATTATCAACGAAGTAGCACTACTGCGTAACAAGTGGTTGGGTGTTATGAAGGGCATTGAAAGCAAAAACTTTATGCTTGGGCATGTTACACGATTAAGGACAGCAGGCATGGAGGATTCATCAATTGGCTAATTATCACGATAGTTGGGCGACACTCAAGTTAATATACGGCTATGATACTTTTTTAGAAAGTCTTAAAACAGTCTGTGACATGGGCTGTGGTGATGGTAGCGACATGACATGGTGGGCTACCTTAGAAAGCAAAGATGACACCCCAATACCATACAATTATAAATGCTATGCAGTTGATAAAGATATTAATAGATTGAATAAGGTTCCTGACCTTACAAATATATACAAGATTAATAGAGACTTTACTGAAAAAAGAATAATTCCAGTAAGCATTGATCTAATGTGGGCACATGACAGCTTACAATACAGTATCAATCCATTGGAAACTTTGCGTTTTTGGAACGAGCAAATGACAGTCAATGGAATGTTGGTATTACACGTGCCACAATCTAACGGTGTACACAATAACAAATACTATGCTGATACCCACAGTGGGTGTTATTATAATCACACCCCAACCAGTTTAATTTATATGCTAGCTGTAAATGGATTTGATTGTAGGGATTTTTATTTAAATAAAACATGGCAAGACCCATGGATAAAGATTGCTGTATATAAATCAGATATAGAACCAATGGATCCTAAGACTACCAGTTGGTATGACCTAGCAGAAAAAGGATTATTACACGATAGTATAGTTAACAGTATTAATAGATATGGATACCCAAAACAAGAAGAAATTGTTGTGAACTGGTTAGATCGAGAAAACTATTATATTGATTGGGTTATGCCAGCTACACAAATACCTGAAAGTGCCGGAGAGCCAACTATAACCGGAAAAGTTAATCAAACGGTTAAATCAAAAACAAAGAAAGTAGCACAACCACCAAAGCACACTAAATCAACGAAGTTACTTACTCCTGTTGGCATCATGCGAGCACCTAAAGGTCAGAGCTTTACAAAATGACCAACAAGGTTGTTCTAGTAACAGGAGGATTTGATCCTCTACACCGCGGACATATAGAATACTTGTTGGCCGCCCGTAAATTAGGTGACATATTAGTAGTTGGTGTAAACTCAGATGCTTGGCTTGTCCGTAAAAAAGGGCGTGCTTTTATGCCTAGCATTGATCGAGTAGCAATATTAGAAAATTTAAGAATGGTAGATCATTGCGTGTTGTTTGATGACTCTGATGACAGTGCCATACGTGCCATACAAAATGTCAAATTACTGTATCCTGCAGGTCAGATCATTGTAGCCAATGGTGGAGATCGCACAAGAGATAATATTCCTGAACTGTCAGAACCCGATGTTACATTTGTGTTTGGTGTTGGCGGAACCACTAAGAGTAATTCAAGCTCATGGTTACTAGACAAGTGGAAGTCCAACTAACGATAAATACACTATCATGAGACTACAACATATATTACTAGAAGCAAAGGGAATTTTTGGTCGCCTGGCAGGTGACAAGTTCGTTAATGCTACCGGCCAAGAAGCAGAATTTATTCGAGTTGATTCCTATCCAGAACCCAATACTGCACAATTTGACAATCCAGAACAACGAGACGAAACACTCGCACAGTACGAACAAGACATGCACGGTAAGATTGTGTGGACTAATTCTCCCAACGCAGGCAGTCTAGCATTTGCCGTAGCGGTGTTAGATAACATGGATGGTGGTGTTATACTATGGGGCAGATACCTACAAAAGACCAAACACGACATGATGAGCGTATGGTCAAACAAAGACATACCTACAGGATGGAGTTTAGCAACCAAAGGTGCTATTAAAATGCAAGTGGGATATGATCCACAGAACCTAATTAAAACTGAAAATGTATTCATGACTGCCGCCCAGGTAATTGATACTGTGGGCAAGAACGCCCCTCCCGAAGTTGCTCCAGTCTTAACAGATATATTATATGGGCTGGCGACAGGACAACCAAGGACTGTGTTCAAGGGCATGGCTGATCATATGGAAGCCTTACGTGACTACTTTGGTGAGATCATGCAACCCGTCGCATTGGAAGGTGGAGTTATCTTAGGGCAAGCAGAAGAAGCAAGAAAAGTATTAGCTGGTGGAGCAGAATGGTCGCAGTGCAAGATGATGTGGCCAATGAGCATGAACGCGGCCTTGTGCGACAGTTTCTTGATTGCTCCAAATGGTCAAGAAATCGGCATCAGTTCAAAAGGTGGCGCGGGTGCCAAGGCATCAGCTAAGAACTTACATGACGCTTATCTAAAAGCAGAAAAAGAAGGAAATACTGATTTAATTGAAACAGCGAAATATTGTATTACTGTGGTCAAAGTAATAGCAGAACAAACAGCTAAAGCTGGTCCTATCACACTAGGTAAAATGTTACAGATACCTGGAGTTGATGAAACATTAGGTGCCGAAATTGACAACTACATAAACACAGGCAAGCGAGATTTTGAAGGTGTTAGTCCAACTGCCCGAGCATTATTAGGAAACTTTAAAGTTAATAATGAGGTTAAAGGATTTAACACAGGATATGCTATCATGGCCGCAGTGGCAAAGACAGTAGCTAAAGCAATTAACAAGAATCCAGAATTTGCTACAGGTGCTATCGCATTATTAAATCAATCATCAATTATTCAAATATACACATCAATGGTTAAGAAGGGCGACGATGCTGTTCTTAAAGACTTCCGTGCAGTTTACCCACCAAATTTTGAAGGACATATCCTAGTAGATGGGGGTAAAAGCTATTACTCATCTCGCATAGGTGGAAAATTGGCATTTAGCTTCGGGTAAACACTATCCTATAATTTTTACATGCTGTTGTAAAAAGTTAAATACTAGTATATAATAAATAGTCAAACAAGGGAAAAATATGTCCGTAGATTTTCAAAAATTAGAAGATTGCCACGTGGTGCATAAACCATGGGGAACAGAAACATGGTTACAAGGTGGCGATGATGTTTACCCGTTTGCACTTAAAGAATTACTCCTCAAAGCAGGGTTCGTAACTAGTTTACAAGTGCATCAATTCAAATCAGAAAGCATACACCTACACATAGGCAATGGTGCGTTAGCATATCATCCAGGCCCGTTTGACTGTGAACGTTTTCTCGCTGGCGGATATACTGTAGAAGAGATTGATAAAATTAAAAGCGAATTAATAGTACAGGAACTAGCGCCAGGCGCAGTATTTCATACTCCCCCAGGCACGATACATAGAATGATCGCCCATGACGATTTGCATTACACTGAAGCAAGCACTACTCAATTAGATGACGTTATACGTTTAGAAGACTCAAGCAATCGAGGTCATGGGAGGATTGATGCCGAACACAAATAAACTTACGGTACTAATATTAGCCGCAGGATACGGTCGCAGGATGGGACAGTTCAGCCGCATGGTCCCCAAGGCACTTATACCCTATAACAACAAACCTTTGATCAGCCACATAATGGAAAAATTTGACATATCTACTAGATTTGTCATAGCGTGCGGCCACATGGGGCAACACGTCAAAGACTATGTTTCAGTGGTCCATAAGGATAAAGATATCGTGTTCGTTGACATTGACAACTATGCGGAAGGCGACACCGGACCGGCAACAACAATCCAAATGTGCGAGAAGTATCTCCACGGTGGGTTCATGTGGTTAGCTTGCGATACTCTATTTGATTTTAATTATAAAGATAAACTAGATCACAACTGGATCGGAGTACATCCAGTGGACGGCGCGATAGCACAGGATTATCATTGGGTTGAGCGCGATGGCGAGCAGTTAATTAGGATCATAGACAAACAACCTAGCACACATGCTGTTGATGCGTTCGTTGGATTAATGTATGCCAAAGACGATGAGTATCTAAGCAATCTTAAAGACAGAAAGGCCAAGCAAACACCAGAAGGCTTTGCAGGCATGGATCTTAAAGTACACTCTATTAAAGAATGGAAAGACTTTGGCACTTATGAAAAATGGGAAGAACATTCGGCACACTTAACTGATGTTAGTTTTCCTAAGCCAAACGAATTGTTCTATAATGATAATAAAAAAATTATTAAATTTTGGACAGAATCTAAACATGCAGATTTACGTGTACAGCGTGCTCTTTGCAATCCAGACGCAATGCCTCACAATGTTGAACAATCAGGTAATTTCTTAATACATGATTTTGCTAAAGGTGATATAGTTTATAATCAATATACTCTACCTTTATTTGATAAGATGTTAGATTGGTGCGAAAAATTGTTATGGAAACCAGCCCCCGACTCAATCACCCAAGAAGACAAATATAAAACATGTTATAAGTTCTACCATGACAAGACCATGGAACGGGTTGACATGATACGTGCAAAATACAGTGACTGGTCAGAACCCTGTGTGGTCAACGGCAAGGAAGTGTTAAGTATTGATCAATATCTAGAAAAAATTGATTGGAAATGGTTATGTACAGAAACCAGTTGGAAGTTTGTACATGGTGATTTACATTTTGACAATACAATATACAAATATTATCCATACACTGGTTCCCCAGACCCTATGTCTATTATGAACAGGACTTGGTGGGATGAGATTGAAGGTAAAGGCCGTCACGAATTTACCGCAATTGATTGGCGAACAGACTTTGGTGGTGAGCTGTATGGTGATCAATATTATGACTTAGCTAAGATGTTAGGTGGACTTCATCAGAGTTATAAAGACATCAAGAGTAATTTATACAAGTACAATGAAAAGGATGACTACGCTACTATAGAATGTCCGAGTATTGAGAATGTTAAAGAATACGAACTACGATTACAACAGTGGGTTAACGCAAATGGTCTCGATTGGAAGAAAGTTAAACTGCTAGTGCCAATCATCTATTTGAACATGAGCCCATTGCACGAAGCACCATTTGACAAGTTCTTGGTAGCCCTAGCACAATTACATTTTTCAAAGGTATTAGATGTATAAAAGATTTATATTAGATGTAGATGGAGTCCTCAATGATGGCATGCTATATTGGGGTGTTGATGGCAAACCATTCAAAGCGTTTGGTAATTACGATCATGATGGCCTCAAACAGTTAAGAGAGTTCATTGATATAGAATTTATCTCAGCTGATAAACAAGGCTGGCCAATTACCGAAAGCCGTATAGTACAACACATGAAGTTTCCGTTAACGTTAGTTAAAGAAGCAGATAGAAATGCTTTTATTTTAAACAAAGGCAATCCAGAAGAAACAGTGTTTATGGGCGACGGTCCATATGATGCTATGATATTTCCAAATGTAGGATTAAGTATCGCGCCAGCGCAGGCGTGGAGAACCGCAATAGAAAATGCAGACTATGTAACTCCTCGAGCGGGGGGTAAAGGCGCAGTATTAGATGCCTGTGTTTATATAATGGATAAGATGGGGATTAAACATGAATTTTAAATTAGGGTTTGGCCCAATGAGCCGCGAAGTTATAACTTCAATAGCAACCTATTCTAAAGAAAAGAACGAGCCATTGATGCTGATAGCCAGCCGAAATCAAGTTGACGCTGAGTCGGGCTATGTTATGACAACCCCCGAACTGCGACAGTTATTGTCTACACTGCCAACAGAGAACTTATGGATATGCCGCGATCATTGTGGACCATACTTCCTAGACGTTGAGAAGGGATTACCTTTGCGTGATGCAGTAGAAGCTAGCAAGAAAAC